CAGTATTTTGATACGGTGACGGCAGCCCTGATCGTCATGGTGTTGTCCCGGTCGGATCTGCCTGTGTCAGACACGTTCAGGCCCGGGTATGCCCTCACCGCAACGGGCCTGGAAGATCTCGCGGACACCCTTGTTCCCCAGATGATCCGGAACCCCTCAGACTGGTTCCGGAAGCAGCCCTCTGACCCGCAGGTGTTTCGCCGGCAGGTGCTTTATCGGTGCCGCAACATGGCGAACCTGATGATCCGCCAGTCGAGCACCCTGGGGGCGGCGGTGGAGGAACACGTTGTCGGGCTCGGTGAGCCGCTTCTGGATTGGCAGTGGTCGGACAGCACGACGCTGATCGGAGCCTTGGAGTCCACGGCTTCGACAGGGATTACGAGGAATCCATTTTCGTTTGGGGGGACCACCGTCTCCCAACAGAGATCCGGCAGGGCTCGCTTGCACTTGATGGACCGGGGACCCGGATTCGGCCAGAGGATGCGAGGGGTAATTGTGAAGGGGTCCGTGGATAGCTCCCCGGTGTATTTCACGGCTACTGAGACGTTCTTCTGTCGGAACGTTCTGACGGCTGAGGTCTACGCGGCTGCTGCGGCTGTCCTGAACATCGCTTCGGCATCCAGCTCTCTCCCGGCAGAGGACGGCGCCTGGGTGGCGTACAAGCTGCTCCCCCAGGGAATTCCTTACCTGGAGAACGCTCTCCAGCAGCTCCTTGATTGGCTGGAAGGTTTGAAAGCGGCGGCGGACTCTATCGTTGAGGCGATCCTCGCTTACATCGCCTTCGTGGAGGCTCGCATCCTCCAGATTCAGGCGTTGATCGTGAAGATCAACGCCCTCATTCAGAGGATGCTGGACTTCCAGTTCCCGTCGATGAACGGGCTGGTGGTGACGGGGAACGGGACGGATGGGCTGGTGAGTGGGCTGGTTACTGCGGAGAACAAGCCTTCAGATGCAGCCTCCTCCTATGGAGCCGGGGTCGTCGTGGTCGCTGGCGGGTTGCCGTCAGTGACGATCGAGTTGCTCAAGCTCTTCTTCCCTGAGGAGGGTTGAGGTGTCCTTTGGTTGGCTCGGGATGTTCCGTCAGGGGTCTTGGCGGGACTTTCGCCGCTTCGTCTTGGAGGAGCGACGTGATGTGGGTAACCGCCTCGCTGTGATCCGGGCTGAGCTGGTTCGGATCGGGTATGTCCTGGTGGAGTATCAGACGACGGAGGATGATCAGGGGAATCGCGTGGCTTCAGAGCAGCGGGTGGGATTCTTTGTCCCCGAGCGGTCTTCGCTAGGGAAGCTGGTTCAGGCGTATGTCGCTCAGGGGGGTAATCCGATGAGCATCAGCCATTTTCTGCTCCCGGACCAGACTTCCTACAACGATGGGGTGACCAGCGAGGCGTATCCGGGCGGGGGCGTTGTGTACCCCAAGCAAGGGAGCATCAACGCCACGCAGTATGACGGGGGGTACATGAGCATCGGCAACGATCCTGCCCCTAGAACCGGCGGGAGGGTTCGCCGGGATAATATCGATCGAGCGGTCTTCCATGTGGACCACAGCCGTCGATGGGTCTCCCAGGAAATCCGAGCGAAGCGTCATGACCTGGAGGCTCGGATTATCAAGCTCGCGGATTTGCGAGAGCAGCTTGAGCAAGAAGTCACCAGAATCATTCTGGCTGTAGGGGGCACCGTGGGTGCCTTGAACAGCGTGAATCGAGAGGACTTCAATCGGGAGTTTAACGTCGCTTCCCTGGTTAGCTTTATCGACGCAGTCTTCTACGCTGAAGATGAGGACGGGGTGCGAGATATGGACACCCCGAATGAGGATGCCCTGGCTTATTACCCCTTCCTTATGTCAGATGAGGACTACGAGGTGGGGACCGAGCTTTAATCCCTCTATAGCTATTCAAAGGCAGAGGTCTACCATGTCGCTTCGCCGCAAAGTTATTCGTCTCGCTCACCAGAACCCGGAGATTCGCCCGGCTCTCTTGAGGGCTCTGGTCGCCAGTGACCGGAGCGATCTTGTGTGGGCGATCAAGGAACTCTCCGACCCTTTCGGGATGCTGGAGGACGTCGTGGACGTCCTGGACCGTCGGGACGGTGGCCCCTCCCTGGCGGACTCCCACTCGGAGATCGCCCGAGCTGTCCGAGATATCCGTCGTGGCGGTGACCCTGGGGGTCGGTCTCTCCGGGGTGTTCTTGAGGGGGTTCTCAGGAAGTACAGGTGAGCCAGGAGATCCAACTCGGGTGGCCTTGCCCTCATATCTCTATTGAGGAACCTGTGGCTCTCGGGTCGGACAGGGTTTCTTTGGAGACGATGCAGCCGGTGGGTGCCGCCGGGCTGGTCCGGGTGATGGTCAACAACAGCTTCTATATCCCCTCCGGCGGGTTCTCTATCCCTGCTCGGCTCAAGGGGGCTTCCAGTGGTCCGTTCTACATCCCCGCGGGGTCAGAGACCCTGACGGTGACCGGGAGTGGTGAGACGGCGACCGTGACTCTCCCGACCGGGTACAGGGTGACGACGGATGCTGTTGTCAGGAAGCTGCTCCCGGTTCTGTCGGATGTGGTTCCAGAGAACGAGAGCGGGCATCTTGCCTTCACCGACGGGGCTGCCATCGGCCCGGCCTCTCGGATTCAAGTCAGCGGGACGGCTACCGCCGCCCTTGGATTCGGAGGCCAGTATGCTTCTCGCGGGAAGGAGCTGTATCCCGGGTGGGGTCTCGCGACGCGACAGGACACGATCACCAACAGGTTCCCGAAGTTCGTCAAGCCGGTCAAGCAACAGGCGAATTTCAAGGTCACCTATTCTGTCCCGCCGCAGCGTTGTCTCCGCTGTCGGGCGACCTTCGTGGAGAACGACTGGCGGTTCAGTATCTCAGGTGATGTGGTCCTGGTCGAGGATGAGAACCTGCTCCAGCAGGCGGCCTTGAAGATCCTCCTCACCCGCCGTGGTTCCAACCCGTATCACTCCTGGTACGGGAGCCTGTTGATGAGCCGCACCGGCCACAAGGCAATCGGGGCTGTCGCGACACTCCTCCAAGAGGATGTTCAGAACGCTCTCGCCAAGTTGCAGGAAGCCCAAACCCATCAGGCTCGGTACCAGCGTGTGAGCCTGAAGGAAAAGCTGTATCGAGTCGCCTCGATCGAGGTCACTCCTCATGTCAGCGATCAGACGTCCTTCATGATCGACGTGGTCGCCTACAACGCCTCAGGGGAGCCCGTGGTGGTCACCACGGTGTTCACCGTCCCCGGTGCTGTCGCCCTGATGGGGAGCAACGGACTAAGCCTCGGGCTCTGATATCAATCCGGCGGCGGCCAGGGCTCCCCCAGCCACTCATCGTAGTCGGAAACGTCCTCGCCCCACCCAGCCCCCCAGCAGTATTCCGACACCTCAGGTGTCTCCCGAGGTGGCATCCTGTGGCTCTGGTCGATCTTCGCCAGGAAGGACCGCTGGAAACCCTTGGTCTCCCGAGTTTCCATCCTCGTGTTTCTCTTTCTCTTCCCCACGATTCCGAAGAGCGTCTGAGCCATCGCCCCGGGGCCGGGACTCCCATCCTCATTCCGGTCCACCGCGATGTGCTGCTCCTTGGGGGCGGCCTCGTACCAGACCCAGCCGTTGTTGGCGAGGTCCCTCAAGTGATTGAGGAAAGCGGTGGCCGAGAGGATCTCGATGCTCAGGACCATCGAGATGAATCCTTCGGGAGCGGTCTCCGGAAAGTGCCGTTGACTGGCTCCGGCCTCCAGGTAGCGGTAGATGCAGGTCAGCTCGCGATAGCCGAGGTCCCCGCGGTTTACCCCCCGCCCGGAGTAGTACGCCGGGCGGGAGGACATGCCGGCGTGCTCCGCCAGCTCGGACCACGTCCGGGGCTGGAAGGAGTCGTAGAAGCGACTCTTCATGGAGGTGGGCAGGGTACTGCGGGAAGGGGTCGCGATGTAGCTCATGGTCCCCTATACGACCGACCCCCGGAGTTTTTCAGAAGGGGAGAGAGAAATCCCCACCGACGGGCTGGCACTCGGGCTCCTCGCACTCGGGGTCTCCACAAGCCGGGGCCGGGTTCTCGTCCGGGTAGTCCTGGTCGTCGGGCACATCACCCTCGTCGCAGGCACACCCGTAGGCTTCATACCAGTATTCCCCGCAGTCGTAGCAGTAAGTTCGGTTTCCGTCGATCTTCCATGAATCGTAGCCGGGCAGGTTCATTCTGAACTCCTCTTACGGGTATATACGAGTGTGGGAGAAAAAGTTACCTGCGGTATTGGCTTTATCAGGTTGGGTTGGTTGAGATGACTTGGAGTGAGGTCTGATGGCTGCCCCGGTGGTAACGGGCTCGGATAGCGTGGCTCGGGCTTCATGGAAGTTCTCGACTACCTTGGGGACTCGGTTCTTCTCAGGGACGATGGACTCCAGCACGGTAGACATGGAGGTCTCGGTTCGGGGTGGAGCGTTCGTCTCGGACCCGGACCTTGTGTACTTCACGGGTACGGCTTGGACTCTGCCCAACCCGGCGGCGTACCCGGATGGTCTCCCGCTCATCGCTGGAGTGAACAACCTCCAGGTGAGGTCCATTGCGTCCACAGGACAGGTCAGTGAGCCTGTGGTGATTGAGGCGACCCTGGTTCAGGAAGCGGACGTGGGGGTTGTCGCGAATGCCCCTACGAACATCTCGGTCGAGAGCTTTGACAACAAGGTTCGGATCAAGGTCGAGGGCCTCTCCGATTCCAACGTTATCGGGTACAACTTCTACGCTTCGACGGAGTCCGGCGGGGGTACCACGGGGTACCAGCTCATCAACTTGAGCCCGGTGGATTCGGGTACGACGGAGGAAGAGGTAACCTCTGTCGGGTCAATCACGGCGGACAACTCGATCAAGCTGGACGCCGCAGGAGACCACGCTTCGGATCCTCTCTATGTCCGGGTTGTTGGCACGCAGGTAGACAGCAAGGATCTCCTCCTCCAGAGCGATTTTGACGACAAGCTGGAGATCCCGGAGACGGCGACAGATGTGCGGGTGACGGCTCAGATCGACACCGTTCGCCAGATCACCTCATACAGCTTCGACCACGTTCGATCAGGGGGGCCGACTTCTACCCCGGCCACGATCTCCAATGGCGACTTCGCCGCGACTCGGGTCGAGGACCCTCTCTATTACGTGGTCACGGCGATTTACTACGACTCGACCACCCGGAGAGAGATTGAATCCGGGTACTCATCGGAGGTAGCGGCTCGCCCCGTGACGGTGACCAACACGCTTGGGAGTTTCCCCGCGAGGACTCGTCAACAGCTTACCAGGACGATGGTCGCCGCCATCTATCGGAGCAATCCTCAAATCAAAGTGGGTCCGGGGAGTGTCCTCAGGGATACCGTGATCGATCCTGCGATGGCGGAAGCGGAACGGCTTCGTTTCATTCAGGATTTCTTGCACCGAATGGCGAGCTTCTCTTCGCTGTTGCTGATCGACGACCCCTCAGGCACGGGCAGCAGCGTGGACGTATCCGCTTCGACGTACAAGCAGGCGTTGAAGAAGGCATTCTTCCTGACGAGCAACTCTGACGTTCAGAGTCTCATTGATCGCGGGTTTGAAGCCTTGGCGGCTCGTTATGGAGCGACCCGTCGGGCGGGTCAGTTTGCTCGGGGGGAGGTGACTTTTTACACGACCTCCCAGCCGACTCGGACTTTGACGGTGGCGATCGGGACGACAGTTTCTTCAGGCTCGGTTTCTTTCAAGACCACCCGGGCGGGGAGTATCAGCCTGTCCAGTCTTGCCAGCCACTACAACCCTTCCACGGGTCGTTGGTCGGTTACGCTGCCGGTGAAGGCTTCTTCTGTGGGATCTGCCGGTGAGGTTGGGGCAGGTCAGATTCGGACCATCCAGAGCAACGCAGCTCGGTCTCTCGGGCTCTCGGTCAGCAACGCGGCAGCGACCTTCGGCGGTAAAAATTCGGAGTCCAACAAGGAACTCGCGGAGCGGTGTCAGAACGCTCTCGCCAGCGTGGACTCAGGGACGGAGCGGGGTCTCCTACAGATCGCGGCAGATGTGTCCGGCGTCCTTCAAGCGGAGGTGGTGACCGCAGGCGAAACGCTGATGCAACGAGACTACGACGGCTCCAAGCATGTCGGCGGAAAGGTGGATGTTTGGCTCCAGGGGGAGAACGTGGCGAAGGTCACAGACACCTTCGCCTTCACCTTTGAAATCAAGCAGGACGTTCAATTTGAAGTCGTCGGGGATCCCGCTGATCTCACTTTCCGGGCGGTGGACGCTAATCTCTCCCTGGAGAACCCGATCGTTGAGATGTTGGACGACTCCGACGCGGGGTATGAACTGAGAAACGCCAGCACGGGTCAGGTGTTCACCTTGGACGACGTGACCATCTCCAGCTACGACACCATCGTTCTGGACACCAGCGTCGCCCAGCCTGCTGTGACCCTGACGGACGTGGTGTTGGGGGATTATCGCTATAGGACAGGGAGCAAGTTTACGTTGCCTCGTCAGCCGGCTCGTTCGATCAAGTCCGTGACAGGGGTGATCAGCGGCGAGCTGGCTTCCGCCGCCTATGCGCTCTACCACCCGGAGGCCCCTTTGGGGATCGGGAGGTCTACCAAGGCGGGAGACTATCTCTTGATCACGGGGACGACGAACTCCGCTGGGGTGCTGACACCCAGCGGGGATAGCATCCAGGTGACGGATGAGGCTCACACTCTGATTGGGGAGTACCTGGAGTACCTGAACAACCTCGGGTGTGATTCGCGGACTCTGGTGGTGAAGTCTTCAGACGGGCTCACGACTCACCGGGGCCCCAACGACAGCTCCGGAGTGAGTGACTACACCATCGTCGAAGGGAATCAGACGACTGCGGTGTCCGTCAAGAGAGTCGAGGGAGGGAACATCGCCTCAGGGGCTTCCGTCCTGATCAGCTATAAGCACGACGAGAACTTCACGGTTGAGTACGAAGTCAATCAGGTGGTCTCAGTCGCTCAGGGAGACCTGGATAGCTCCCGCCATGTGTGCAGCGATATCCTGGTCAAAGACGCGGTGAAAATCCCGGTAGATATTTCAGCTACGGTCGTATTGAAGAAGAGAGCCGATCAAGCAGCCGCGGATTCAGCCATTCGGACCAACCTCGAAAATCTCTTCAGCGGGCTTCGGCTTGGCGAGCCGCTTCGGCAATCCAACGTCACCGGGTCTATCGGCGGGGCCACTCAAGTCTCCTATGTGGTGGAGCCTCTCACCCTCATGGTGAGGCAAGCTGGGTCACAGGTGATTCGGGAGGCTCTGCGAACCGACCAGTCAGGAGACGTCACCTACCTTGCCTCCTGGTCCACTCCTGAGATCAGCGTGTGGTTGATTGAAGAGGAGCTGGACGCCGCGACGACAACCGGAGGGGGTGCGTCCACGGAGTATCGCGGGGTCTATCAGGACGACGACGAGTTGGATCTCCAGATTGTGCCGCCTCAGACGGCGTTGGGCCTCGCCGCGGGTCGAGCCTATATCATCGGCTCAGATGGTCATCTGATCGAGGGCTTGACGGATGACACGACCTTGGACGCCGCTGGGTATGAGACGGACCAGGAGAAAGAAGATCGGCTGAAGGAGTTGACCGCGAATCGGGTAGTCATTTCCCTGGCTGCGGCTGATGCCCCTTCAGAGCACGATTACACGGTGACCTATATTGTGGGGACGGACACGGGTGCGAAGAACATCGCCCCGAGCAAGGCGGCCTATCTGAGCGTGGGCACCCTCACCTTCACCTACGACGAGGATTCGGCATGATCGGCGTGATTGTGGAATCGCGAAAGGACAACCTGGAGCTGGTTCAAATGGAAGCCGAGGAGGAGTTCGGCCGGGGTCTCCGCAAGGTCACCATGACCCCCGTGGGTTCTGCTCGCCCGGACGGTGCCGTTCTTGAGCTGATCTTCGACGAGTCCCTGGAGCGGATCCGGGGATGGGTCGAAGAGCAAGCCAGCTACGACTATTCCGGTGACGGGATGGCGTGGAGACTCTACGACGGATCCCGACGGATCCGGCTGGCTCGTCATGGGGTGGATCATTTCGAGTATGAGGGGACTCCCTATCGGGTGCGGGGCCTTGGTCCGGACAGCGGCGTCAGAGCTATGGGTCGGCTCAACACGGAAAAGTGGGTGCTGGAGTATCAAGTCGGAAACCGTTGGATCGGTGACGGGGCGGTTTATCTCCCCAACGGCTCCTCTCCTGCGGACGCTCGGAAGCGGTTCAACGTCTGATGGCGGATCCTACCCAGCACGGGCTCCCTGACCTCATTGAGCAGAACCCCGCTCAGGCGGACCTCTCTGGTCAGGACTATGAGAACCGAGTCGAAGCCCAGACGCAGAAGGTCATGGCGGCCTTCCTCAAGGTGCTCCCGTCGAACTACATCGCCCAGGTCAACGGCCCCTGGTACACCCTCCAGTTCCAGGCTCTCGCGGAGGAGCTGGCGAGGATTCAGGTCGGGGCTCAGCAGGTCTTCTTAGATACGGACTTCGACTACACGCGGGCTGAATTCCTCTGGCAGATTCTCGGTCAGCTCATCTTCCCGGAGTCTCTCCGTCATGGGTCGATTCCCCAGATCGATGGGGACGTAACCTATCGGGCCTTTCTGAAGAACATGGTGGTTCTGCTCTTGAAGGGAGCCACCCGGGCCACAATGGAAGAAGGAGTAGATCTTCTCACCACCGCTGACGTAACCGTCATTGACAAGGTGGCTCATGCTCATGATGAGGGGACCGCTTGGGGGTTCGACGACCAATTTACTTTTGAGGTGAACGTCGAGCGGGAGGGTGGAACCGAGTGGCCGGAAGAGGACCCGATCATACTTCAGGAGAACGTCCGGCTGGTTCTGAAGGCTCTTAAGCCTGCCCACACTCTCTATGAGTACAGGCATTTGTTCCGGGATGCCTTCGGAGATGTGTTCACGGACACGGTTTCATGGACCGTCGAGAACTATTACTACGACGATCTCCGGGGTTACTGCTACGGGGCGAAGTCCATTACGGGGACGGCGGGGGAGACGCACACGGATCGGACTCTATTCTCGGATCCCTCCCGGGACTTCACCAGCATCTCCGCCGACGCTCTCCTGGTGCTCTCGGCAGGGGATAATATCGGCCGCTATGAGGTCCGCGATGTACTCGTCTTCCCAGCGGGTAACGACAGCACAGCGAGGAGCTACACGACCTCGCCTACCGGCTTGACCGGGACAGCGACCGTCACGGAGGACGTGATCGAAGACGCCTCCCAGGATTTTGGACAGGCTGTGGAGGGAGAGACGATCACTTTCACGGCTGGGGCCAACATCGGGACTTATCTCCTCAAGACGCTCCTGGGGGCGTCTGGTGGTCCGGTAGGGACGGCATCTGGACCCGCTACCAAGGTTCGAGCGGCCCCCAGCATTCTCCGGTTGCGGAAGAGAATGCCCGCGGTGGGGACAGGGCAAGCGTATGAGGTGACCGTAGACCGGCTCGGGATGCGGGTACCGAAGGTCGTCTCGGCGGAAGACGTGTCGGCTCAGTTCTATATCTAGCCGCCCCTCTTGTAGATCCCGGCGTACTGGTCGAACATGGTCCAGGCCCCCGCCATGACCGGGTCATGAGGACCGAGGATCGCCTCAGCCGCCTCCAGCGAGTTTCTGACGAGGGCACAGAACTGTCCCTTGTTCTGGTGGGGGAACCACTTGTCCGTTTCCCTCTCTGCTCGGTGTAGCTCTTCCAGTAGCCGGGTCTGAACCCGGAGAGTTTCTTTCAGCGTTCCCTGGCAGGTCATGTCGATGCCTCTCTACAGGAGAATACGACTCGGGCTCTGAAATTCTCAGAGTGGCTCGTGGAATTGGGCGTTCATATGTGACCCTACTCCTGCTGGTCAATGGTCCGCCTATAGCCCCCAGCGAGTAGAAACTGGTTGAGGAGCTGCATGGCCGCCAACATCCGTAGTTTGGTCAACGGGCTGTCTCAGCTTGATGGGCAGAGCCGCGACGATGTAGGCGTTGGAGATACCGTCACGGTCTCCTCGGTGGATTCCGCGACCACCTACGCCTGGACCCTCGCTTTCGTGCCTGAGGGCAGCACAGCGACGTTCTCCGGGGACGTCACTGCGGTGTCTCCGGGCGGCTTCGTCGCGGACAAGGAAGGCCCCTATCTGGTCCGCCTGACGGTAGACGCCGGGCTCGGCTCCGAGAGCACGCAGCATGTCCGCTTGCGTGTTCTGACGGTGTTTGGAAGTCTCAAGCTGGTCGCTGCTGGTGAGCGGCGGGATGGCACGGGAACGATCCCGGTAGACGTGGACACCGAGGGTTGGACCAACGAGCAGAACGCCAACTTTCAGACGCTCCTGGCTTTCTGCAAGTCGGTGTCGGCCTCGGGGAAGATCCTGTACGTGGATGGATCCGCGACCGGGTACGCGGATCACAGCACGGTTCAGGCGGCGATTGATGCCGCGGACACGGCAGGAGCCACCCTGGCTTCGCCTTACGTCATCGCCATCCGGCCGGGTGTCTACGCGGAAGATCTCACCCTGAAGGCCCACGTTCACCTCGTTGGGTGGCCTGGGAATCAGAAGGGACACGAGGACAACAACGTCGCCGCTCTTCGGGGGTTGCACACAGCTCCACTGACGAACAGCGGGGATCGTTGTTCTGTCTCGGGGCTGACCCTGGAGAATGTCAACACCTCGGCATCCGCGACGCTGGACAAGTCGGGGGCGGGGGAGCTGGTCCTCTACCGCTGCCATGTTGTTCAGGATGGGATTTCAGCTAGCCAGGGTCCCGCTCTGGATTTGAGCGGGGGATCTCTTCTGGCCCACGACTGCTGGATCGAATTCGCGTCGGGTGGGGCCGCAGATCGGTTGGCGTATACCCAGACGGGCAGCAGCACCACGGCGGAGTTTCACCGCTGCAAGTTCAAGGGCCCGAGCGGAGCTGATATCAACCTCGCCCTGGACGCTTCGGCCACCTGTACGATGGTGGGGTGTCTGGTTCAGACCAGCGGAACGGGAGCTACGGGCATCCAGTCGTCAGCGGAGTTGCTCCTCTTGGAGTATACGCGGATTGAGATGGACGGGACGGGGACTCCGCTCGCGATTCACCCGAGCGGGGGAGCTATCTCCGGGGACGTGAGAGCCCGTCTCCGCTGGTGTTGGGTGGACGGGTCCATCACCATTGACGACACGGGCGTCTCGGGGACTGGAGCCCTCCACGCGGGCTCTACCTATCACGGTGGGGTCTCTACTACAGGCTCGCCCACCATCGCGGCGACGGTACTCTCTAGCACCCTCTTCTACGACAACAGCACCACGGGGATGACCGCGGCGGAGGTCCAGGCCGCCCTGGATGAACTTCATGGTCTCTCCGTCCTGGTCACCTCGTTGGATGACGCCTATGACAATGGCGTCGCGGCTTCCGGTGGTGGGCGGACGATCATCGCGGATCAGGGGGCGGTTCAGATCGTAGACGCCGCTAGCCCTTCAGATCCCCCGCCTGCCGGCAACACCGACGGCGGCTTGGAGGTCGTGGGAGCGGTTTCGCTCGGGGCTTTGACCAAGCCGGAGATTTCTCTTGACCCGAACCCCTACGGAGCGGGTCCTCAGATCTCCCTGGGCTGGGCAGTCATCCCCGCAGATGTAGCCCACGCGGAAGGGAACGCCCGAATCCAGGCACGAAGCCAGGAAGTCCTGGCTCGGAATTACAACTTGCTGATTCAGACGGAGAGCGGCGTCTCCGGCTCGGATATCGGGAATCTGGTCCTTCAAGGGGGGGATTCCCTTCCGGACGCGACCCCACCCAACGCCGCGGACCTGTATCTGATCGCGGGCGCAGCTTACGACCCGGCGAATGGCGGCGACGCAGGAACCTTGTTCCTTGTCCCCGGTCAGGAGTTGACCGGATCGACCGCTTCATCGGTTCGTCTGGTGGATCCCACGGCGGCGACGGCGGCTACTTTGGAAGCGAATGCCGCTTCGGCAGATCCCATCGGGGTCACCGGGGATGTGACCTTCGCCACGAGCATGGGGGCTGTCACCGCGAGCTTGGACTCAGCGGATACGCTGGCTCAGGTGGTGACCAAGCTCTCCGCTCTCAAGGGGCTCACGGCTGCTGAAGCCGCTGGCGTCATTACTGTAACGACGGTCGCCCTGGGCTCTACGGCGGAGGTCTTCTTCCTCTCCGCCGATGCCGGTGTCAACGCCGCTCTGGGTGACTTTACGGTCGCCGGGGGGGCTACCTTTACAGCGGGCACCTACCCGACCTTCGTGGACAT